GCAAAAAACTTTGATGAATGAAGTTCAGCGGTACAACAATGAATATGTTAAAACAAATCGTGCGATGGGCGAACTCGGTCACCCCGATGGTCCCCAACTAAATCTCGAAAGAGTTTCGCATCTGATCAAAGAACTTCGTGTTGATGGGAATGATATTTACGGAAAGGCAAAAATTCTTGATACTCCTTATGGTAAAATTGTAAAAGATCTTATCAAAGAGGGTGTCAAAATTGGTGTCTCTTCCCGTGGTATGGGTTCCTTGAAACAAGTTAATGGTGTCAACGAAGTGCAAGAAGATTTCTCACTTTCAGCCGTTGATATTGTCGCTGATCCATCTGCACCGGACGCATATGTTCAAGGTATTATGGAAGGCAAAGAGTGGGTGTGGGAAAACGGTATTCTCACCGCTCGACGTATTGAATCTCACAAGAAGCACATCCAACGTGCTTCGAGATCACAACTTGAGGAAGCGAAATTGTATGCGTTCGCAGATTTCCTCTCAAATCTAAGCAAAGATACATAAAGGGAGATAGGAGTCAAATATGAGTCTCAAAAACGCTTTAGAAACTGCGAAGGAAATTCTCGCTCAATCAGCCGCTTCAATCGACGAAACTTACGTTGAGGCAGAGGCTATGAAAAAGAAAAAAGGTAAAGGAGATGATACCTCCGCAGATGGCGTTTCGTCAACGTCTGCTGACGGTGTTACCCCCGAAACTATCAAACCAACTGGCAAGGAAGCACCAACTCCTGCCATGAAACCATCTGATGCATCAGCCGAAGTGGTTGATGATGCAGGCAAACTTGATCTCAAGAAGCCCGAAGAGGAAGAGTATAGTATGCCTGATGAAGAGATGCCATCCGAAGAGGGTTCCATGATGATGCCCGATGAAGAGATGCCATCCGAAGAGGGTTCCATGATGATGGGTGCAGAGGAAGACATGCATGGTGATGAAGAAGAGGAAGATGATTTTGGTGCTAAGAAAACCAAAAAAATGACTCCTATGGCTGAACAACTTGGCAATCTTTTCACTGGTGAAGAACTTTCTGAAGAGTTTAAAGAAAAGGCTGGTATTGTTTTTGAAGCAGCCGTCAACATGAGAGTTGATGCCGCTAGAGAAGAACTTCATTCAGAATTTGAAGCCCAACTCGATGAGGAAAAAGAAGCACTTGCATCCAAACTGGACGAGTACCTCACCTATGTCGTAGAGGAGTGGAGAAAAGAAAACGAAGTCGCCATTGACTCCGGCATTCGTTCAGACATCTCCGAATCCTTTATGATTGGTCTTAAGAACCTCTTTGAAACTCATTACGTCGCAATGCCCGATGAGAAGTATGATCTTGTCGAGGGGCTGAACGATAAGATCGATGACCTTGAATCTAAACTTAACGAATCCATCGAAAAGAATATTGAACTTTCAAAAGGACTTGTCAAGGCACAGTGTGAAGCACTTTATGAAACTGCCTCACGCGACTTGGCTGATTCCGACGAAGAAAAATTCCGTTCGATGGTAGAAAATCTTGATTTTACCAACGTGGAAGATTTCCAAGAGAAACTTTCCACGCTTAAAGAAAACTTCTTCAATGAAGAAGATTCAGTGAAAACCCCTCTCGTTGAGGAGTTCGCCACTAATGAAGAAGATGCTGTGAGAGAATCAGTTGATCTTTCCCCCACAATGTCTGCATACACTAACATGCTTTCGAGAATCAATTCGAAGGCAGTCCAAAACCGTGTTTCCTAAAACACAAAAAGGAGAATAACCCAAATGGACAACGTACTTGTTGAAAACCTCAAGGAGAAGTGGGAACCCGTCCTCAACTGTGAAGGAATGGAACCCATTAAGGATAACTATCGTAGAAATGTGACTGCGATTCTCCTTGAAAACCAAGAGAAAGCCTTGAAAGAAGAAACCAGTGTTGCCCCGGTCCCCGGTGCTAACGGTTTCATCAACACCAACGGTGCATTTAACACTGTTGCTGGCTTTGACCCCGTTCTGATCTCACTCGTCCGACGAGCCATGCCTAACATGATCGCATACGACATCTGTGGTGTCCAGCCTATGTCTGGTCCCACTGGTTTGATCTTTGCGATGAAGGCTAACTTTGTTGGTGCTGGTGGTAGAGAAGGTGAAGCACTCTTTGACGAGTCGCCAACTGACTTCTCGAACTCCGCTCCCGGTACGACCGCTTCTAGAGGCTTCCCCGCCTTTGGTGGCACTGGTGACCCTCTGGGTACTCGTACCGCTGGTGGTACTGGTGGTGCTGCTAACACCGCTGGTGGTGCTGATGCGATTCCTGTCGCTGCTGGTGCATCTACCGCTACGCTTGAGACTTCTACTTTCGCAGAGATGTCATTCACCATCGACCGTACGTCCGTCGTTGCTAAGACCCGTGCATTGAAGGCTGAATACACCTCTGAACTCGCCCAAGACCTTAAGGCTATCCACGGTCTTGATGCGGAAGTCGAACTCGCTAACATTCTCTCGGCTGAAATCCTCGCTGAAATCAACCGTGAAGTTGTGAGAACGATTTATAACAACGCTAAACTCGGCGCACAACAAGCCGACCTTTTCTATAAGAGCAACCACGGTCTTTCCGGTGCTGCTCTCGCTACCGACTTCGGTGGTATCTACGACCTTGAGCAAGACTCTGATGGTCGTTGGTCCGCTGAGAAGTTCCGTGGTCTGATGTTCCAAATGGAACGTGAAGCCAACGTGATTGCTAAAGAAACTCGTCGTGGTAAGGGTAACTTTGTTCTCTGCACCTCTGACGTTGCTTCGGCACTCGCCATGTCCGGCTTCTTGAACCTGACCCCGACCCCTGACATTAACCTTTCGGTTGATGACACTGGCAACACCTTTGCTGGTACTCTCAATGGTCGTATGAAGGTTTACATTGACCCATACTCCGTGTCCGGTGCTGACTATGCCCTCGTCGGTTATAGAGGCTCTAGCCCCTACGACGCAGGTATGTTCTACTGCCCATACGTTCCGTTGCAAATGGTTCGTGCAGTCAACGAAACCAACTTCCAACCGAAGATTGGCTTCAAGACCCGATACGGTCTGGTGAACAACCCGTTCGTGTCTGGTGGTGGAACTGACCGTTCAGATCCTCATGCTGCCGCTGCTAATAGAAGCAACCAGTATTACAGAATCTTCCGTATTCTGAACCTGCACGGTAACAACGCCTAATCTTAGGTGACAACTAAATACTTCGGATGAGGGGGCGAAAGCCCCCTTATCTTTTTGTACCTAAATAAAGTATGGCAGGAAAAACCACACAAGAATCTATCTTTAATAATGGCAATCAGTTGCCGGGATACACACAGGGATTTCAAAATTCTAATCCCACCAGTCCCGTTAGTAATCAGCCAACAACCACAAACTATCTTTATCAAACTTTTTATAGATTTTCAATAAAGAGATTGCCACGAATCAATTATTTTGCACAAAAGGTGACTTTGCCTGAGTTTGCTTCTGTGGGAGCGATTCAACAGCCAACTAGATTCTCAGCCGTGAATCATCCTAGCACAAAAGTATCATTCGCAAACTTAAATCTTGAATTTATTATTGATGAAAAACTTGAAAACTGGAGAGAACTCTACAACTGGATGAGAACCATTTACTTGGTTAATAGTTATGATGACTTTGAAGATAAAGACACCACCCACTTTACCGAGGGCAGTCTTCATATTTTGAATAGTGCCATGGTTCCGACTCAGGAAATTAGATTCCACAATCTTTTGCCTGTTTCCCTTTCTGGCATTGAGTTTGACTCCACAGACCCGGATTTAGCACCAAGAACAGCCACGGCTACCTTTGCATTTGATTTCTACGAATTTGTCTGATTTCCTCTTGACACGCCTTTGGGTAACTCTATAATCCGAGTGTCAACGAGAAAAGGGATTAAAGATTCTTATGGAACTTAGTGAACTTAGAAAACATGTAGAACAAGACTCGCGTATTGATGATACTGAACTCGATACCGAGTCTTTGAGATTGCCAGCACTTCACAGCAAGTATCTTAATTTTTATCATGATGCGAAGTTGAGGCTAGAAAAAGCAACAAACGAATACAATCGTCTATACCGCTTAAAGTGGGAATACTACAGTGGAAAAATGGATGAACAGACATTGCGTGAGCGTGGATGGGAGCCTTTTGATCACAAGATTCTTCGTAATGATATTGGGATTTATCTCAATGGTGATGAGGATCTGTGTAAAAGAAAAGAAGTGATTGTTTATATCAAGTCAATCGTGGATTATCTTGAAGAGGTTGTCAAAGAAGTCTCCTTCCGACACATGAAGATCAAAGCGGCTATTGACTGGAGGAAGTTCTTAGGCGGTGCATAAATATAATGTATGCCCGATTTTACTATTGAGGACTTGGATTCTTCTCAAATCCGTGTTCGTTGTGAAAAGCACTTAGCAAAAGAACTCTCAGATCACTTTACTTTCAAAGTGCCGGGAAGAGAATTCATGCCTGCCTATCGACAAAAAAGATGGGACGGGCAGATCAAACTCTACAACTTATATTCACAAAAGATCTATGCGGGTCTAGAGGCATACATTCACAAATTCTGTGAGGATCGTAATTACAGTCTTGAGGTTCCGAATAGAGGATCTCCCTCACCTGTTACAGAAAAATATCTAGAGACATTCTTAGAATCCATCAAGATTAGCATTGGTGGTAAAAGAGTAGATCCACACGAACACCAAAAAGAAGCCATCTTACACGCTATGAATAAAAATAGGTGTCTGATGCTATCACCCACTGGCTCTGGTAAGTCACTGGTCATCTATACGCTTCTAAGGCACTATTTAAATTTACTACCAAAAGATCAAAAAGTCTTGATCATTGTCCCGACCATCGGACTGGTATCACAAATGTTTTCAGACATTCGTGACTACGCCGGTATGGACTCAAACTGGAACCCCGTAGAAAACTGTCACATCATGTATGCAGGCAAGGAAAAAAATACAAGAAAGAGAGTCGTGATATCAACATGGCAATCATTACACAAAATGCCAAAAGAATACTTTCAGCAATTTGGAACAGTTTTTGGCGACGAAGCACACTTGTTCAAATCGAAGTCGCTGAGTTCAATTATGACTCAACTCACACGTTGCCCCTATCGGATTGCGATGACGGGAACACTAGACGGGATGTTGACTCACAAACTTGTGATTGAGGGTTTGTTCGGTCCAACCAAAAAGGTAATCACAACCAAGAAACTTATGGAGCAAGATCTTCTATCTAACTTGACTATCGACTGTTTGGTGCTAAACTACACAGGTTCTAATAGGCAACTGATGAGGAGAACGCCATACCAAGATGAGATTGAGTGGCTGATAACTGATAGTAGGCGAAATAAATTTATTTGTGATCTGGCAAAAAGCACAAAAGGAAACACTCTGATTCTGTTTCAGTTTGTTGAGAAACACGGAAAGGTTCTTCACGAAATGTTAAAAGATTGTGGCAAACCTGTGTTTTTCATTCACGGTGGAACAGATGTAGAGCAACGCGAACACGCAAGAAATATTGCAGAAAAAATTGATGACGGTATCATTTTGGCATCATATGGAACATTTAGCACTGGTATAAACATCCGTCGCCTAAATAATATTGTGTTCGCGTCACCGTCAAAGAGTCGGGTCAGGGTGCTACAGAGCATTGGAAGACAACTTAGAAAGTCTGTTCACAAAAGCACCGCACGACTCTACGACATAGTTGATGATTTATCATGGAAAAAATATCAGAATCACACACTACGTCACTTTTTTGAGCGACGAAAGATATATGACGCAGAAAAATTTGATTACAAGGTAATCGCAATTCCACTACAAGGAGAACGAAATGAAGAAAACCCCCTTTAGGATTTTGAAACTAAAGAGTGGTGATGATGTCATCGCACGACTTATTGCAAATAGCAAAGAGAGTATCAAACTCGAAAGACCGATGTATCTTAAATTCATGCATTTCGTTGATAACTCCAGTGGAATGAAAAGAGAGACACTGGTTCTTGTTGACTGGTTGAAAGCAACAACCTCAAATCATATTGAAATCCCAAAGGATCATATTCTTGGTATTTTTGATCCAGATCCAGATATCGCAAGGGCGTATGATCTGCAAAAAAGAATGGACGATAATCCACAAGATATGATGAACCACCTCAAGAGAACTGGTCAAATGAATTTTCCATTCATGAATGAGTCAGAGCAACAAAAACCAAATATTGATAATATTCTTAAAATTGTTGCAGCAAAAATTGATTCTATGAGAGAACAAGTTGAAGAGGACACTGAGGACGCAATCGAGTCAATGTTCGAAAGAATGGGTATTGATTTCGATGAAGACGATCCAGATGTCAAAATTATCAAAGATGACAAGGACTCGCCTGATTACGGGACACGTTATTGGGACTGGTCACCAAATGTAGATGATTACTTGACTTGATATTTTTTTGAGGTAAACTTACATCATGTCGGACTCTCACTACATCGATAACAAACACTTTTTTGCCGAAATGGTGAAATGGAAAGAACAGGTAAAGGACGCTCAGGAAACTGATGATCCTAAACCACCTGTTACTGAGTATATCGGTGAGTGTTTTCTTTTGATTGCCGAGCGACTGTCTACGCGACCCAACTTTGTAAATTATCCTTTCCGTGATGAGATGGTCGGAGATGCAATTGAAAACTGTTTGATGTACGCCGCAAACTTTGATCCCGAAAAGTCAAAGAATCCTTTCGCGTATTTTACACAGATTACTTACTATGCATTTCTAAGAAGAATCCAGCGTGAGAAAAAACAAGACACCATCAAATACAAACTGATGGAAGCCGCTGATGCAAAAGGTGAACTGGCGGCTATGCTAGATCCAGAGAAAGTATCAAAAGATCCTTACGCCGATTATCTTAGACTCACTGAGAACGATATCGTAAACATAGAGCCGAAGAAAAAAGGTCGTAAGAAAAAGAAGAAGAAAAATGGTGACGGAGAACTCTTTTGAAAATAGCCATCCTGTGTGACACACACTTCGGGGCAAGAAACGATGGGCAAATTTTTCTAGATTACTACTTCAAGTTTTTTGATGATGTATTCTTTCCCGCCTGCGAAGAACGTGGTGTAAAAACTGTATTACACTTGGGCGACCTTATGGATCGCCGTAAGTTTGTCAACTTCAATACACTTGCACAGGTTCGTGAGCGTTTCATGGATCGGCTTCAAG